TGAGTGGGCACATAAGATAGCACCACGAAAATATAATAAGAGTAAGTACGACCATCCTAGATTAGTTATTCCTTTCTATGATGAACAAGGTAAAGTGTTTGCATACCAAGGTCGTGCCTTTGGAAAAGAAACGCCAAAGTATGTTACCATTAAACTTGATGAGAACAAACAAAAAATTTATGGACTTGAAAGAATAAATTTTGCACAACATTTATTTGTAGTTGAAGGTCCTATTGATAGTTTATTTTTAGATAATTGTTTAGCTGCTGGTGGCGCTGATTTGACACTAGATAGTAAAATAAATCCTGAAAAGGTAACATATATATTTGATAACGAACCAAGAAACAAAGAAATAATACAGCGTATGGAAAAGATTATAGATTTAGGTTATAACATTTTTATCTGGCCAAACGAGATACAACTTAAAGATGTTAATGACCTAATTATGACAGGTGTATCTAAAATACAATTAGATGAAATTATAAGTATCAACACATACTCAAACTTATCAGCAAAACAGGCATTAGTACAATATAAAAAGATTTAAATATAGGAGATGAAATGGTGAACGGAAAAGAAATTTTTGTTATTAAGAGAAACGGGAGAGGTAGAGAACCTCTTAACATTGATAAAATCCACGATATGGTAGAATATGCTTGTGAAGATATATCAGGTGTTTCTTCATCACTAGTTGAAATGAATAGTGGTTTACAATTTTATGATAACATTCCTACTGACCAGATACAACAAATTCTTATAAGGTCAGCTTCAGATTTAATTTCACTAGAAAATCCTAACTATCAATATGTAGCCGCAAGACTATTATTATTCAGTTTAAGAAAACAAATTAATAGAAGATTGTGGGACCATCCACATTTACATACGCAAGTTAAGAAGTGTGTAGAGTTAGGTGTCTATGATAAAGAGATTTTAAAATGGTATGACAAAGGTGAGTTTGACCGTATGAATACTATACTTGACCACGATAGAGATTATAGTTTTACATACGCAGGTTTAAGACAAGTGATGGACAAGTATCTAGTACAAGATAGAAGTACAGGTACCATATACGAGACGCCTCAACAAATGTATATGATGATTGCCGCCACCATCTTTGCAAAATATCCTAAAAACAAAAGACTTACCTATATCAGAAAATACTACAACGCAATATCTAAATTTCAAATAAACATTCCTACTCCTGTTATGGCAGGTGTAAGAACACCTATGAGACAATATGCTAGTTGTGTGCTAGTAGATGTTAACGATACTTTACCTAGTATCTTTTCAAGTGATATGGCAGTTGGTTATTACACAGCACAAAGAGCAGGTATCGGATTGAATATGGGTCGTATTAGAGGTATCAATTCTAAAATTAGAGGTGGTGAAGTTGCACATACAGGTGTTGTTCCTTTCTTAAAGAAGTTTGAAGCAACGGTTAAATCTTGTACACAAAACGGTGTAAGAGGTGGTTGTGCTACGGTTCACTTTCCTATATGGCACAAAGAGATTGAAGATATTATAGTATTAAAAAACAATAAAGGTAGTGAAGATAATAGAGTTAGAAAATTAGATTACTCTATACAAATATCTAAACTATTTTATGAAAGATTTATTAGTGATGATGATATAACTTTATTTTCACCACACGAAGTACCAGGTCTATATGACGCTTTTGGTACAGAAGAGTTTGATAAACTATATTTAAAGTATGAGAAAGATACAAGTATATTCAGAAAGAAAGTACCAGCACAAAAACTATTTTTTGATTTACTAAAAGAAAGAGCAGAAACAGGTCGTATATACATTATGAATATAGACCACGCTAATTCACATAGTAGTTTCAAAGATAAAGTTAATATGTCAAACTTATGTCAGGAGATTACATTACCTACTGACCCAATTGAACACATAGATGGACAAGGTGAGATTGCGTTATGTATCTTATCTGCTATCAATGTTGGTATACTAAAGAATTTAGATGAGTTAGAAAACTTATGTGATTTATCAGTAAGAGCATTAGACGAAATTATAGACCATCAAAGATATCCTGTTATTGCTGCTGAGATATCTACTAAAGCAAGAAGAAGTTTAGGTATTGGTTATATTGGTCTTGCTCATTACCTTGCAAAGAAAGGTTATACATATGACCAAAAGATGGCGTGGAAAGAAGTTGATAAATTAACAGAAGCATTCCAGTATTACCTACTTAATGCCTCACTTGAAGTTGCAAAAGAAAAAGGCAAGTGTGAGTATTTTGATAGGACAAAGTATTCAGATGGCGTCTTACCGATAGACACTTACAAAAAAGAAGTTGATGAGATTGTAAATCGTAAACTCAGCTTTGATTGGGAGAGTTTACGGAAAGATATTTCCAAGTATGGGCTCAGACATAGCACTCTCTCCGCCCAAATGCCTTCTGAAAGCTCTAGTGTGGTTTCAAATGCTACAAACGGCATTGAACCACCTAGAGACTTCTTATCTATTAAGAAGAGTAAGAAAGGTACACTAAAACAAGTTGTGCCTGATTATGCGAGATTAAAAAACAACTATACTTTGTTATGGGATATGAAATCAAACGAAGGATATATAAATGTTGTGTCAGTAATGCAGAAGTATTTTGACCAAGGTATATCTGGTAACTGGTCTTATAATCCTGAGAACTATGATGACAACCAAGTACCTGTATCTACTATGGCACAGGACTTATTGAATACATATAAGTATGGTTGGAAAACTTCATACTATCAAAACACTTATGATGGTAAGAAAGAACAAGAACCATTGCACCCATTAACTTATGAAGAACAAGAGATTGGGTCAGTAAACTTACAACCTGATACTAAACCAGATGTGTTAAATGATGTACAAATAAATGAAGGTGCGTCAAATGAACCTGAAGGAGAGTGTGAGGCTTGTAATATATAATGAAAGGTAATTATGAACTTTGTAGCAAATATACCCTATATTAAATGTTGGGTTAAAAAAGAATACTTACACGACTTAAACAAAGGTCACGGTGAGTTTGTTGAGTGTGTATTACTAGCAGTTAAATCAATGCAAGGAAGAGCATTAATGTTTGAGGCATATATGCCTGAATACGGTGCTTGTTTTGATAAGTTTCCTTTATCTGCTTTCGTATGGAAGAAAGATATAAAGCAAGAAGACCAATTAAGTTTAGGTCAACTAGAACTATGGGACGGTTTTAGTTATGATATTCAAGTATGGACAAAACGATTATTAAAAAATTGTGATGTTCAGATATGGGTTAAAGGTAAAGGTATTGTAAAAGGCGAATATCTGTTTACGATAGATAGTGCTCATAGTGATCCGAATACTATAAATACAAGTGTTGCAGAAGTACCAAGTGAACATAAACAACATAACTTTGGTAAACTAGATAACGGACAATTTTTCGCTCAACCTAACAATCGTATGTTATGGTTTGAACAATCACTAACACCTAAAACATTAAAGAAACCTGACTTTCAAGTATCAAGTAGATACTATTTTTGTGAGCAAGAAGAGAAGTGGGCGTTTGGTGATAGTACTGATTACTTTTATAAAGATATAAGAAGAAACGATAACGAGGAAAAAGAGTACAAATAAATGGCAAGTAGTGTATTTAATAAAGATAAAAATTTAGATTTCACAAAACAACCTATGTTTTTTGGTGAAGACTTACAGGTACAAAGATACGATAATATGAAGTATCCTATATTTGATAAGTTAACACAACAACAATTAGGTTTCTTTTGGAGACCTGAAGAAGTATCTTTACAAAAAGACAGGTCAGATTGGTCATCATTAAGACCAGAACAGAAGTTTATATTTACAAGTAATTTAAAATATCAAACTATGTTAGATAGTGTACAAGGTAGAGGACCTTGTCTTGCTTTCTTACCATTTGTATCTCTACCAGAATTAGAAGGTTGTATTATAACTTGGGACTTTATGGAAACAATTCATAGTAGAAGTTATACATACATTATCAAAAACTTATACTCAAATCCTAGTGAAGTATTTGATACAATTATTTCAGATGAGAAGATAGAGAGACGAAGTAAATCGGTTACTGAACACTATGACGAACTGATTAATTTAGGTATGAAGAAGAGTTTAGGTAATGAAGTTGATGAGTATGACTTAAAAGAGAAGTTATGGCGTACACTAGTTACCGTAAACATATTAGAAGGTTTAAGATTTTATGTATCGTTTGCTTGTAGTTTTGCTTTCGGTGAACTTAAACTTATGGAAGGTAGTGCAAAGATTATATCGTTTATTGCTAGAGACGAGAGCCAACACCTTGCAGTATCACAAAGAATAATTAATAACTATCGTGGTCCTGAAAACGATAAAGTTATGAACAAAGTAATTAAGAACAATGAGAAGTATGTTGAACAATTATACAAAGACGCAGTTGACGAAGAGAAGCGTTGGGCAACACATTTATTCTCAAAAGGTTCTATGGTAGGTTTATCAGAAAAATTATTACATAACTATGTTGAATGGACAGCGAACAAGAGGATGAAAGCGATTGGTATGAAGCCAATCTATGAACAAGGTAAAGTTAATCCACTACCTTGGACTGAACATTGGTTTAATAGCAGAAGTTTACAAAATGCACCACAAGAAACTGAAATAGAAAGTTATGTAATTGGTGGCATTAAACAAGATGTAGAAAAAGACCAGTTTAAAAAATTCAAATTATAATGAATAAAACAAAGATGAAATGTTCCTCTTGCGAGGAGTCCTACGAATTAAAGTGGGAAAACGAAGATTTAGAACCTATCAGTTGTCCTTTCTGTGGAGCAGCAATAGATAATTCAGACGAAGTTGATTTTATAGAGGAGTCCACAGATGACGAAGATAATTGGAATTGATTATTCATTAACAGGTCCTTGCCTGTGTATTTGTAATGATAGACCAATAATAAGTGAGTGTGAGTTTCACTACTTAACTAAAGTTAAAAAGTATGAAGGTTCATTTATGGGTGGTAGAATTACAGGTTATCCTTTCAAAGACTACAACTCACAACAAGAACGACACGACCAAATATCTAATTGGGTATTTGAAATAATAGGTATAGGTTATGACAACCCTATTGTATTCATAGAAGATTATTCTTTTGGTAGTAAAGGTAGAGTATTTAATCTTGCAGAAAACACAGGTTTGTTAAAACATAAACTTTATAAAAGAGGTATTAAGTTTCATACATTAGTACCTAGTGTAATAAAGAAAGCAGCAACAGGTAAAGGTAATGCAGACAAAGAAAAAATGTTTGACCACTTTTACGAAG